TTCTTCAAGGATTGCTTCTATTGGGGTGAGATTAAAACCATGCCAATTACTGAGTTGATGAAGATTGACCAATCTCTTACTAAAGAGGACTTGCAGCAAATCACTCAGTACAGCCAAGCATGGTATGACTACTACAACGTAGCGCAGTTCTATGAGAACAGTATGTTTTTTAGAGATACCTGCACCTTGCTATACTTCAATTACAAGAGCACCAAAAAAATCGTCTACAAGAAAAAGAAACTTGATGGCGGTGGTTCTCGTGTTATTGAGAAGGACGACACCTTTAATCCTCCTGCTGAAATGATGGAGGAAGGCAACTTCGAGAAGATTGAGAAGACCATTGACGTGTGGTATGATGGTATTATGGTAATGGGTACCAACATTCTTATTCAGTGGAAGCTGTCTGAGAATATGGTTCGACCTAAGTCAGCTTCTCAGCACGCACTACCAAACTATGTTGCTTGCGCTCCACGTATGTACAAGGGAGTTATTGAATCACTATGCAGAAGGATGATACCATTTGCTGATTTGATTCAAATCACTCACTTAAAACTACAGCAGGTTATTGCACGTACTGTGCCTGATGGTGTATTCATTGATGCCGATGGTCTTAATGAGATTGACTTGGGTACCGGTAATGCGTACAATCCTGAGGATGCATTGAGACTATACTTCCAAACGGGTAGTGTTATTGGCCGTAGCTTTACGCAGGACGGTGACTTTAACAATGCTAGAGTTCCAATTACGCAGCTTACGTCTAACTCAGGAGCAGCCAAGACGCAGATGCTTATCACCAATATGAACCACTACATTGATATGATTAGGTCCGTAACCGGGCTTAACGAAGCAAGAGATGGTTCAATGCCTGACCCGAACTCATTGGTTGGTCTACAGAAACTAGCAGCACTAAACTCAAATACAGCAACAAGACATATTCTTGATGCTTCTTTGTATATTTATCGTTCATTGTCTGAAGCATTAACTTACAGGGTGGCAGACATCCTAGAGTATTCTGATTTCAAGGATGAGTTCGCTAACCAAATTGGCAAGTACAACGTCTCTATTCTAAACGAGATTAAGGACTTGTACATTTACGACTTTGGTATCTTTATTGAAGTCTCTCCGGATGAGGAGCAGAAGGCTCAGCTTGAAGCCAACATTCAGATGGCATTGTCTAAAGGCGACATTAATCTTGAGGATGCAATTGACATCAGAGAGATTAAGAACATAAAGCTTGCCAATCAATTGCTCAAGATGAAGCGAGTTAGACTGCAGGAGCGTGAGGAAAAGATGGCTATGCAGAAGCAAGCCATAATTGCTCAGCAGCAAATGCAGGCTCAGCAATTGGCAGCAGAGACCGCTATGCAAAAGATACAGATGGAGACTCAAGCCAAGATGCAGCTAAAGCAAGCAGAGGTAGCGTTTGATATTGAGAAGTCTAATAACGAAGCAGCGCTCAAATCTCAATTGATGAGAGAAGAGTTTGAGTATAACCTTCAGCTTCGTGATATTGAGGTGGGTAGCTTGACGGAAAGAGAAAAAATGAAAGAGGACGCTAAGGCGAAAAGAATTAGTCAACAAAACACCGAGCAATCTAAATTAATTAATCAAAGAAAGAACAATTTACCTCCTTTGAATTTTGAATCAAATGAGGATAGTTTGGATGGATTTGATTTGGCAGAATTTGAACCTCGTTAAAATGTTGAAAAATTTATCTAAGTTTGTATAAATTAAATCGAATCAAATGGAATTAAAAGTAAGAGCAGTGGACATTATTGAACCTAAGAGTGTTCAAGAAGTTGAAAAGGAATTGCTTGAAAAGCATGATGAGGCTTTAAAGCAAGAGAGTAATTCAGGTCAAGACTCAGGTGCAGGCAGCGAACCCGCTCCCGCAACACCACAAGAGTTGAGAGATGAAGACGTTCTTTCATATATTGGGAAAAGGTACAATAAACAGATTAACTCATTGGATGATTTGGTTGCTGAGCGTAAAGACTCAGAGCCGCTTCCTGATGACGTGTCTGCTTATTTGCAATACAAGAAGGATACAGGTCGTGGATTCGAGGACTTTCTTAGTTTAAAGAAAGACTTTGATGAAATGAATCCTGACCAACTTCTTAAAGAATACCTGACTGCTACGCAGGAGGGTCTCGATAGTGATGACATCGAGGCTTTGATGGATGACTACAGATTTGACGAGGAGTTGGATGATGAGTCAACCGTAAAGAAAGCAAAAATCGCAAAAAAGAAAGTACTTGCTGAAGCCAAGAAATACTTCAATTCTCAGAAAGAGAAATACAAGATGCCCCTTGAGTCAAGGTCGGTGTCTATCTCTGATGAAGAGAAGGAGGTTTACGAAAGCTACAAGCAGTATATTCAAGAGGCAAAGACCATAGAGGAAGAGACCAAGCGTAAGCGTCAATGGTTTGACCAAAAGACGGACGAGGTTTTTAATGGAGAGTTCAAAGGTTTTGAGTTCAATGTTAATGACAAGAAGATTATGTTTGCTCCCGGGGATGCCAATGAGTTGAAGAAAGTCCAAGCGACACCACAGAACTTTATTAATAAGTTCTTGGATGACCAAGGATTAATCAAAGACGCAGCAGGTTATCATAGGTCATTGTCAATAGCAATGCATCCTGAAAAGTTTGCCAAGTTCTTTTATGAACAAGGAATGTCAGACGCAACTGACGATGTTACTCGTAAAATCAAGAACATCAATATGTCAGACCGTAAGACTCCTGAGGTTGGCAAGGCAACAGGTAGCGTGCAGGTGAGGGCGGTAAACCCCGATTCAGGTAGAAACCTGAAAATCCGCAGCATAAAAAAAATGTAAAAACTTAAAACTAAAAAACAATGGCAGGTTCATTATTAAGTAATCCTACCTTTCAACTTCAGCCGAGTGCTGAACAGGTAGCGTTACAAACAAACTACATTACCAACTTCAACTTCTTGAATCAGTATCTACCTGATACTTACGAGAAGGAATTTGAGCGTTATGGTAATCGCACAATCGCTTCTTTCCTTAGAATGGTAGGAGCTGAGATGCCTTCTAACTCTGACCAAATCAAATGGGCAGAACAAGGCCGTCTTCACATTAAGTACACTAACTGTACTTCTGCAGCAGCTATCAACGCTAACACTGCAACATTTACTGTAGCTGATTCAGGTGTAACTTACATCGCAATCCGTGTAGGTCAGACTGTAATGATTCAGAACAACGCTTCAGGTGTGTTCAACAAAGCAATCGTAACTGCTGTACCTTCTGCAACTACTTTCACTGTAGCTTACTATGAGGCAACAGGACAAGCATTCGCAGTTTCTACTCAGTGTACTGTATTCATTTACGGTTCTGAGTTCAAGAAAGGAACCAACGGAATGATTGGCTCATTGGAATCTGAAGATGAAATCTTCTCTAACAACCCTATTATCATCAAAGATAAGTATGCGGTTAACGGTTCTGATATGGCTCAAATCGGTTGGGTTGAGGTTACCACTGAGAACGGTGCTACCGGTTACTTGTGGTATTTGAAATCAGAGCACGAGACTCGTCTTCGTTTTGAAGACTATCTTGAGACTTCAATGATTGAAGCAGTACCTGCTGCTACCGGTTCCGGTGCTAAGACTGCAGGTATGATGGGTTCTGAAGGTATCTTCTACGTTGTTAACAACAGAGGTAACGTATGGGGTGGTGGAACTCCAACTTCTCTTAATGAGTGGGATACTATCGTTTCTCGTCTTGACAAGCAAGGAGCTATCGAAGAAAACGTAATCTTCGTAAATCGTGGTCTAAGCTTTGACATTGACAATATGTTGGCTACATTGAACGGATACACTTCAGGTGGTGTTGCTCAGTCTGCATCATTCGGTTTGTTCGACAACGATGTTGACATGGCGTTGAACCTTGGCTTCACAGGTTTCCGTAGAGGTTATGACTTCTACAAGTCTGATTGGAAGTACTTGAACGACCCAACCATGCGTGGTGGTTTAAACCAAACTGCTGCTACAGCAACCGGTACTATCACAGGTTTGATGGTTCCTGCAGGTTCTACTTCAGTGTATGACCAAATCATGGGTAAGAACGCTAAGCGTCCATTCTTGCACGTTCGTTACAGAGCTTCTGAAGCTGAAGACAGACGTTACAAGACTTGGATTACAGGTTCTGCCGGTGGTGCTGCTACTAGCGACCTTGATGCAATGGAGGTAAACTTCCTTTCTGAGCGTTGTGTTTGTACCCTTGGTGCTAACAACTTCGTATTGTTCAGATTTGGATAAACAATAATTGGAGG